CCAATGATGATTGTGGTGTTATGCTTGATCCCTTGAAATTACCTTCAATGGAGGATGGTTTATATCCAGATTATTGGCAATTTACCGTTAAGAAAGTTGTTCCTAAGAATAATAAGCGTGAACAGCAACAAGCTGAACTGAAAATCATTCATCAATTTGATAGTATATACCAGTTGATCTCATGGTTTTCTAAAGCAGCTATTAGCTATGAAGGCATTCAAGCTAAGGTGGAAAAATGTAATAATATCATGAAAGATATCATGCTTTGTGATACTTGTTTCATGCCAACCAAAGTTTGTCAATGTGAAACATCAAGTGAATCTTCACTTGAAGCATATGAAATGCAAGTGCAAGTTGATGGCAATCCTAGTTTGTTTGACTGGGAAAGATATCAGAACCATATGCCGAACAGTACGGATTATGCTCATCTATTGGATGAGGATATTAATGAATCCTGTGATATGATTGGTTGGGTGTACACTTTATGGTGGTATTTTTTCACCAGATTTATAACATCCGAAATAATTATGTCTCCTTCTTTTGCATGGATAGGTTCTTGGTTGTGTGGCGTTAATGAAACATTTACACGAATTCGTAGAATGCCCCAACAATTTAGTGAGACACGTTTGTTGTTTCACTCGTTGGGTCAACGCGTGCGTCGAAAACTTAATTTGTGCGATGCTATTCTTACTATAGGCTGTACTGCAGCTTCTGTTTATGGAATGTATCGTGTTTTCAAATGGTGTTTTCAAGAAAAATTTGATATGCAAGGACAATCTGCATCAGTGCAGAGAGCACCAGAAAAAGATGAGGAAGATAGCAGACCTAATGTCTGGTATAAAGACGATTATGTCACAACACAATTTGATATTTCACGAGGTTCACAATCCTTATTAGGTTTGGAACGTTCAAAATTAGAATCAATGTTGATGAAAAATTGTATTACAGTTCGCTCATTTTACGATGGTGTGTATCACAATACTCGCGCAATTTGTATTAAAGGACACAAATATATAATTAATAATCATGCTATTCCTGTTGGAACAGAACATGTTAGTTTAATATTGTGCCCCAATGATACAAGTGTTAATCAAAATATTTCGGTTAAATTTACTGAATCCATGATTAATCGTGATGTAGCGAAAGATATTGCAGTTCTTACTATTTCTGTATTGCCACCAAGAAAGGATATTACTTCCTTTTTTGCTCATAAAACTTTTCAGTTTAAAGGAGATGGATTTTATATTTCCAGAGACAAATTTGGTGCTAAGCAGATTAAAAATGTTTTCAACATTTCTAAAACTCAATTTATTCAAGATGATATTACTCATCCTGATAAATGGTTAGGTCATGTTGAAGCGGATACCACTAATGGAGAATGCGGTTCATTACTTGTTTCATATACACCATCTGGTGTGGTTCTTTTAGGAATACACATTTATGGTGGAATACATAAAAAAGTTATGGCTGTACGATTGGATCAAGATTATTTAAATTTAATGATTGATGATAAATTTGCCATACAAAGTGATGAACCTCAATTGTCTACTACGAATTTTCCGCGAGAGCTTATTGAATTACATCCCAAGAGTCCTATTCGATTTATTGAATCAGGATCTGCTAATGTTTACGGTTCTTTTGTTGGTTTTAGACCTTCGCATAAAAGTTCTGTTTGTCCCACATATATTCGTGAGGCAATGGTGAATCGAGGGTACCAAGTTAATGTTGGTGCCCCCGTTATGCATGGTTGGAAACCGTGGAGAACAGCTTTGCTTGATATGGTAAATCCTGTTACTGAAATCGATAATAATATTGTTGATGAATGTAAGAAGGCTTTTATTGATGATATCCTCAGAAAATTACCTGAAAAAGCTCTTAAACAAGTGATGGTGTATGATACATATACTGCCATAAATGGAGCACCAGGTGTTACTTTTGTTGATCGTGTTAATTGTTCATCGAGTGCAGGAAATCCTTACAAGAAATCTAAGAAATATTTTCTTAAAGATGATATTAGGGAGAATTTTCCAGCGGGAGTAACTTTTGACGATGAGATTATGGAACGCATTGAACTCTTTGAAAATAAGTACAAAGAAGGCAAACGTGTTTACCCAAATTTCTGTGCTCATTTGAAAGATGAGCCTATCTCTTTCAAGAAAATTGAAGCAGGTAAAACAAGAGTTTTCACTGGTGCACCTATTGATTGGTCAGTAGTAGTGCGCAAATATTGTTTATCTTTTACCAAATTGTTACAATCACATCGCTTTATATTTGAAGCGGCACCTGGAACAATTGCTCAATCTCCGGAATGGAACGAAATACGTAAGTTTTTAGTCCATTTTGGTGAAAATAAAATTGTAGCAGGTGATTATGCTAAATTTGATAAACGTATGCCTGCTAGTATGATTCTAGCAGCGTTCGATATTATTAAAGCAATTTGCAAAGAGGCAGGCTTTTTAGATGATGATTTAAAGGTCATTCAAGGTATTGCTGAAGATACAGCATTTCCCTTGATTGATTTTAATGGAGATTTGATTGAATTTTATGGATCAAATCCTTCTGGACACCCTTTGACTGTTATTATTAATAGTTTAGTTAATTCTTTATATATGCGTTATGTGTATTATACACTTAA